ACACCATTTTTAGATACAAAAGATTTTCCTTTCGTTCCGTCTGGTTTATCATACTGACCTTTACGTGTGATAAACTTTGCGTGTTTCTTTGCGTAGTAAGTTATATAAAACATATTTTCCTTTCTGTTATATCTGGGATATTATCATATATCCCAGATATTGTCAAGACTTATATTTGGTCTTGTAATTTTTTTGTTGCCTCTACATCTATGAATAGAGGGTGAAAAGTTTTGTCCTCTTCTGTGTTTAACAGTTTAAGAGCTTTTAATTTTTTGTGTATCATATCAAGGTCTTTGTCTTGTGCCTCTACATGATAGCTATCTTCGTTGTGATTAAAAGTTAGTCTTGATATTACTAGGTACATATTTTCCTTTTGTTAGTTGTTAATGTATGGGATAATATCACATATCCCATACATTGTCAAGTCCTAGTTTAGACTTTGTTCGTATTGTTTTCTCAACGCAATCTTTTGTTCTCTAGTCTGCGTTTTGTTTTTCATACCTTTGATTAAGTTTGCCAAGTTTTCTGGATTATAGATTGTTAGACCCGTAGAATTAGTTCTAATTAATTCTGCCTCATCTAACTCTATTCCTAATTTGCTTGCTAACTCAATCCCCTCACTTAGATATCTGTATGCTTTCAAACCAATTTTTAATTGTTCAGTTTGTTTGCTGATACTATCAATCCATGTTTGGTGTTTGGAAACAACATTGGCTTTTGCCATTCGCCATTGTTCAAACTGTTCGTACTCGGCTTTGGTACAAGCGATTGCTCTTGAACGACAGTGAGAAGTTCCAATGACATCAAGATAAAATTGCTCGTTGAACTTTTTAGTTAAACCAATAGCATTTCTGTCATCATCACTATGATAACTATTTCCATTATATTTTCCTAAAAATTTATTGTTTGCGTCAACGTGCTTTGTTTTATGTGGATTGCTGTCTTTACCAGATTGTTGAGCAATAATATCTGGGTTGCAACCATTAGCTTTGAGTTCCTCACGATAATATGCGTGAGCAAAATGCTCGTTGTCGTCGCCACTACCATACTCAACACCATTGAGATTGCCGAACAAACCAAAATCAAAATGTGATTTAGTTTCTTTCTTATCGCCATCATCATCAACATCTTCCGAGTGTGAAAAGTAAAAGCACTTGTCTTTTGCTACCACATCACATGGGTCGCCATACTTCTTTTTAAACTTTCGTAGTGTGGCTACATCTTCCGTTGGGTACGACCTTTCTACAACTTGTCTTGCAAGTTCAAAAGCTGTCGTTTGTTTATTTTCAAAGTTCTCTCTCGCCTCTAAAAAACCTTGACGTTCTTGCGTGTCCTCTTTCTCAAAGACATCTTTGATACGATTATAGAGTTTGTTTCTATATTCGGTGTTCATACGTATTTTAGACATATCTTCCTTTCTTGTTATTTTTATACTTGACATATTATCCCAGATATATTATATTGTCAAGTATGAAAGCAAATAAAAAAACATGGCAAGATAAAAGAATAAACGCAATCAACAGGAAATTAAAAAAATTTCCTTTTCGGGACACACATGAATATTACGCTGACGAGCATTGGAGAGTATGCAACTCAACAGCGAGAAATAAGGAAGAGTATAAAGCCCAATGTGAACACGAGTATAACGATTACGTAAATGCTTGTTTAGAATAATTCTAAACTTGAGCCCTGGTCTCTCTGCCTGGAGGTAAACGCGCGCAGGTATGAAGAGGGACCTGGGGTCAAGTACAGGTTAAGCCCTGGTCGACCGGTAAACAATTGCCGCCGGGCTTCACTTAAGAGTATGCTGTGCTTGGCCTCTTTAGAATGATTCTAAAGAGGCCGCAGGCTTGACAAGCCACAAGCGCCAAGCTTGACAAGCGACAAGCTTCAAGCTAGTATGGGAAAATAACAGAAAGGAAATTATGAAAGTATCACCAATGAGCGACGAGTTTCATGACTGGCTGGACAGCTGCCCTGTGCAATGGTTCAGGGGAGAAGTGAGCAAAGACCACGTCGCATATTATTTTGAAACACCGGAGGAGGACGAAGATGCAAGTTAAATTTGAAGACAGTGGTTCACCGTTGAAGAGATCTAAGAACAGGAGAGGCGAAACATGCGAAGAGCAGCTTCGCAGGATGTGCAAGGACATTGCGCAAGATATAACAGATGCCAAGCAGCAGGACTACATTGACCAGCCGCGCAAAGAAATTACGGCCAGCGACTGGATGGAAGGCACGTACGACATCAGGTACTACGTGGACCGTGAGAAGCGTTACCTAGGCGCGGAGATCATGGTGGCCGGAGGCGGCCCAACGATCTGGGTGAACACGTATACCCAGCAGGTTGAAGGTTACTGGGGCGGAGACAAGGTCTTTGAGCCATTCATCGACGAGCTAGGACTGGACGATTATTGTGAAGAAATGTATGGCTACTAAACAGTGGAAGTACAGTCAGCAGCTCCTGAAGCTGCATGAAGAGTGGGCCGTGAAGAACGGTTACCGGGAGAAGCCACAAGCTGCAAGCGACATGCTAAACGCAGAGAACTCAGAGCGGTTCGTGAAAGGCGCCAAGCCACAAGCTACAAGCGACAAGCTACAAGCGACAAGCTACAAGCGTTAAGCGTCCAACGGTACGTCAAGCAACAAGCGTTGAACGTGTTCCCAATTATTGTGTGTGAGGGAAGGTGTTTCCCTGTGATCGATTAACAGACCGTGAATCGATTCACTCCCATAAAGTTTTATGGAGCGAGAAGAGGCATCTTCGAGCAGGATAAAATTACGCTTTGTCCTGGTCATATGAAATAGTTTTTGATGTGGTGAGAATGATACTTTGTGAGTCTTTGTAATTTTAAGCTCAACCATAAAAAATCCGCACATATCATGGTAACCAAGCAAATCAGGTACACCAAAAGATGCCCAAGATTCTAGTCTAGTCCAACTAATTTTGGGGGTATTTTTCTTTAGAGAATGCCATAGTTTCGACTCGGCTTTCATCGTACACACCCTTTATTACTTCTTTCACAATCATACTTGTTGCATCCATATTTTTATCTGTAGATGCACCAACTAGACTCAATATAAATATAATAGTCTTCATAAATTGACTTGTACGCTAGAGTACGATATATGTCAATAATGGGTTTACCTAGACAATTAACAGAAAAACAGATGAAGTTTGCGGAACTTCTGGTCTACAATGAAGGTAGAAAGAGTGCATCTGAGTGTGCATATGAAGCTGGCTATAAGACAAGGCCTAGACAAGCGGCATCTGAATTACGTAATCCAAGAATCTCACCTCTTGTTGTCAAATATATTGGTGAGTTAAGACAAGAGATTCAAGAAAAGTATCAAGTAGATTTAGGCAGACATCTTGGTGAACTTGCAAAGTTAAGAGATGATGCAATGAAAAAAGGTGCTTGGTCTGCAGCCATAAACGCAGAGGTAGCCAGAGGTAAAGCTGGTGGGCTTTACGTAGATCAAAAACTTATATTATCTGGTAATCTAGATAATATGTCAGAG